TCATGCCCATCGCTACGGAGCTCGTGATTGCCGGAAGTGATCCCCAAAATTCTGTCCCGAATTGGCTCCAACATGTCTACCACTCTATCCACTTGGTCATCNGGAGATGCNGGACGTAGNTGGTAGATGTCACCCTTGGAAGTCCTGGTCACACACTCGATGAGATCCCCATTGAGGATNAGGTAATTGTCGTGGTCGGCGACGTACTTCAGGTAGCGCACAATCTTCTCCTCATCGGTCAATGGGTTACCGATGTGTAAGTCGGAGAGGATGTTGACCACCACCTTCTCTTGCTCTAAGAAGTCATAAGACAAAACCTTAATGTCTTCACCATAGCATCTGCCTATCTTTGCCCGGTGTTCTTTCAGCATACCTGCTAGTACCCCCTATCCTTCCATCCCGTAAGTTCGTCCCAAAGCAGTTGAAAATCCCCCAACGTGGTGATCTCTCCCGGAGAAGGAATAAATGGTCTGACTTCCTCTCCGGTATACTCACCCTCAGTCATAAAGCGATAGTCAAAACCACCACCCTCACGAATCTGAAAACGCTCCGAGTCCAAAGCAATGTGAGCATAGTTGAAGGCNTGGGCCAGGTGATCCGGACCCATACTGGCCACCGACTCCGTAATCTCCCCNGTCTCCTCGTCCTCTTCCTGGACAATGGTCAAACTCTCCAGATGGGAACACATCGTTTCCATGACGTTGTCCATCCTCCAAACCTCCACCTGTCTCTTTTTGAAGGCCAGGATGGCCTGACGGATGGATAACGTCCGGTTCACCCGGACGACATACTGGCCATCCCTCCAGGAAGCCAGGAACCCTTTATCGGCATACTCACATCCCCATACCCTTCCCGGAAAGATGGAGAGGAGTTCGGCATTGCGATCCTTACCGTAACCCGTATCACAGACAATGATATCGGGGTTATAGGGAGCGAGTTTGGCGGCGATAATCTTCACCTGCTCCAGGGCCACCGGAGTGTCGTTCACCCAGAAGGCACTGAGCACCCTCTCCCTCCCATTAGGAAGGAGTCCCANAACCACCACCCAGTTGGTTCTTCCCCAGTCTATCCCCACCGAGACCATCACACACNCTCCTCTGGAGGTGGTTGGGCNGATNTCCGGATTCACACAGTTGAGAAAGTCAGTCCTGGTAAGCAGAGCACCCTCCTCACAGTACTCCATACCCAGGACGTAGTTGTAAAAGAGCTGGTCGGAAGCGTAGCGGAGACGTTTACGGTAAATATCATCAGCAGAAATCCACGGGCAGTAAAGCTGGGAGATGTGGTACCCCCGTACATTCCTCCCTGAGTAGGCTGGAACCCATTCTCCTTTCTGCATCCGGTTCAATTCCTGTTTACACTTTTTACAGGCAATGATGAAGGTCCCATCCTCAACGTACTGGATGTGCTCCTGAACCCCATTCGGTTTTACTTGAATCACGTTCTCCTCAAAGGAGAGGGTCTGCCATTCCCCACAGTGTTCACATTTCAGGAAGTACTGATGTTGGTCAGACATAGCATAGAACTTGGCCACCCCCCGGGCAGGAACGGTAGGGGTGGAGAAGCGACGCATCATCCGGTAAGTGGAAGCGGAAAGAGCTTCGGAGAAAGCCGTCCAGACGTCTTCTTGCATCCGGTCGTACTCATCGAAACAGACCATATCAGCTGCGGTTCCTTCACCCAGACCGGATTCCCAAGCCGAGACCATGAAGATATTCGAATTATTGAGAAACCGCTTCTGGTACACATTGCGGTACTTAGGATTATCAGGACAGAGAGAAGAGAGATAAGAAGAGCTGTTGATGGCCGCATCCACACGGGTCTGGGAGAACGGCCGGAGCTGTTTATCACGGGGAAAGGTATAAATAGGCATTGACGAAGGGGTGAACACCAACAAACCACAGAACCTCATTAACTTGAGCCTCAGACATCCCTATCTGACGAGCCTTCTTGACCACCTTATCCGGATGACGATCGTCCATGATCTTGACCAGAAAAGGACGGAAGGCAAAGGGATTACTCCAGTCGGTGTAACTCAGCTTCTTTCCCCTCAAAAGACGGTAGTAACGGGCGAAGACGCTGGCCCTCTCCTGGGACCTAGCCTCCAGATAAGTCGCCGTATTCACATCAATTGGAATTTCTCTCCTGCTCATCGAGTTCCTCAAAGATGGTTTCGTCGAGTTCTTCCATGATCTGCTGGTCTTCTGTAGACCGTGAAATCCTATCCCGCACCTTATCAATTACTGAATCAATGGTGATGCGATCCACACCACGAAGGCTGGAGTGGCGTGAGGGCTCCTTGGAGNTACCATCCCCNCCAGATANCTGCAGGTAGAGCTTGGTCAGGCTGTTCAGACNATCGATATACCNCGCCTTCTCCTTGTGATCTGCGGTAGTCTTAGCCAGATGAATGAGTTGAGTGATGAGATCAATCAGTTCTCCCTTCAGAGAGGCAACGTAGTCCTCCTCACCCGAATACAGAGAACTGGACATCTCAAATCCTGATCGTTTGGACAGGTAGTCCAGAAACTCCCTAGGATTGTCCATCGCTCTTCTCCACCCCCTCCTTGAGTTTCTCCAGCTCCCTTTGCAATTCCATAACCACTTCCTCCTTGATATCTTCAGGTATAGAATTGTTTAGTATACGAAAGACTTGAACCATGAACTCTTCTAGAAAAGCAATCCTCTTGAGAATGGTACTTTCGGCTCGACGAACGATCTGATCCTTAATCACGATAGCTTGNAGGATATCCCGAGGACGGTACAGNTCGTAGTCTTCCATCTTGGGTAACGCCCGGGAGATGATGAAGTTAATGGCTCTCACATCCCGCATCACATCACGGAGGCTGTTGATGGCGGTGATATCCTCCATGATCTCCTCCATGATGTCTCGGTTCCTCTCCTCTCGCTCCTCCTTCTCCCAGGAAGTCTCTGGCCAGGCCTGCTCCAGGTAGGCCATGACATTGGACTTATCTCCACCTGCCAGTCTTAAAGCCCTGGTAACCAGACGAATCGCCGGAGCNGAAACGGTAATCCCGCTCTCCTTAAAGATGTCATTGCGNATCTTNGGTACAGAGTAACCCCGAGAGCAAAGCTCCACCAACATGGTAAAGACCTGTGGAAAATCTCTCTGGAGAAGGGTCACCTCATCTATAGTACTACCACGATCCTTAAAAGGCATACTCATCACCTCCCACCGGAATACACCTCCCAAACCTTACCACCGGTGAAGATGATCTCTGAGGCCAGACCCACGATCCGACTGAACTTCCGGCGGATGTTGTAATCACTAGAAAAAATCCCCAGGCGCTCCCGGACGTAGTCACCGTTGATCTCCCCAAACTCACCGATGGAGTCCAAACAGGCAGAGAAAAAATCGTAGGCATCGGGATAGTACTTCTCCAGGACTTCCACCGCTTGCTCGAAGGAGCCGATCTCCTCTACCACGGAAAACGGGTTCACATCACCACCAAAATCATTAAACGTGTCAACGGGAAAATTCCTCTGACGGTAGCGCAACTCCTTCCCCACGTACTGCAGTGCCGCATAGTTCAGATAAAGTTTAATGAAGTACTGAAAGTCCACCCCTCGCTTGTAGAGACCACCACTTCGAAGGTGGTAATCGGGGTCGTACTTATGGCAGAGTTCCACAAACGAAAGAGAAAGGTGCCCGAAAAGGTCATCATACTCCACAATGCCCCGGTACTGACTGGTATAGAAACCGGAAATATTCTTCAAAAGAGGGAGGTAGTCAAGATACAGCTGTTCAATCCTTTCCTTCTCCACCGGTGATTCCTCCTGTTCTGATTATATAGCCGCAGTTAGGACAGACCACAATGCGTTGTCTCGAATCGGTATTCTGCTCTCCATTGCTAACCTGTTCCGTAGATCTCTTCTCCCCGGCTTCTTCCAGATAGTCCTCGTCCACTTCTTTCATATCCACCCGAAAGTTCTCCAGGATGCGGTCAATTTCCTGAGAGTCAAAACCGGTGAGCAGGAGGTCGTAGCCATGCTCCTCAAGGTCGGCNAGGATCTCCTCCAGAGAAATGTAGTCCCAAGATGCCCATTCCTGACTCTTATTGTCTGACAGGGAGAAGGCCTGAGCTTCCTCCTCAGAGGAGAAATCCACATAAATAACCGGAACTTTTTCGATCCCCAGTCTCCGGGCCGCCTTCAGTCTGGTATGGCCAGCCCTGATCACCCCATCTGGAGTGGCAATGATGGGTTGAACAAAACCATACTGGCTGATGAGATTGGCCAACTTCTCAGCCGCTTTATCGTTCTTCCGGGGGTTCTTCTCCCACTCCTTCAGTTGATCCACCGAGACATAAACCACATTCAGTTTCCTCTCCGGCATCTNCTGCAACTCCCTTCCTATCAAGAAAAGCTTGGTACAATTGAAAGAAGTAGTCTGCCCTAAGGGTCACCAGCCAATACCGATTGTTCTTCCGATGTGCTACCACCGGGATTTCTCCTACTCCAGCATCCAGTTCACTCTGCTCCATAGCCGCATAGAGATCTACTCTCTCTCGGCGTTTTACCTCAACGTGCAAGAAAGGCAGACCAACCACATCTGGAGAATCCGGTCCACCCCGGTACTGCTGGCCCCGACGGGCCTGAAAACCAAACGTCTGACATAAATGAGCAAACTCTCTCTCCCCTTCCTTACCTTTGCGCTTCGAGTTGACCACTATCCTCACCTCCCCAGAATCCCTACTAGAAATGTNAATCCCACTCCCAGAGCGTACCCTCCCAAAATGAGGATGGAGGAGTACATGAGGAAGAGGTACCGATCAGACTGGAACTGCCCCCATTTTATCCTGGAGGCCTCAACGTACATCCGAAAAGACCATAGACAAAATCCCGCTATCACTACAGCCGGAAGAGCCATTACCCACCCCACCTTCATGCGCCTCCTTCTACTTTCCTCGCTTACGTCCTTGAGCGGCCCACTTAGCCATCTGCTTGGCGCCATACTTTTTACGACCGATGTAGGCCGCAATCTTGGCCGCCGACTCCTTGGAGTGTCCCTGCTTCATCAGCTTATTCTGTAACCTCTTAAAACGTCCACTACCGGGCCCCGGGCCCTTAGCCACAACAATCAACTCCCTTCTGCTATTTGGTAGATGTTTATAAACTCTAAATACAATATACAATCGAATTTTGCAGTTTCACAATTTAATGGAAACCAGTTTCTAGGTTTTGGAATACACTACCAATTTTTATTTCCCTCATACCGTACACCTTTACCTTATAAGCACTTACTGTACCCACACTCCACACAGGACACACATCCTTCCTGGTACTGCAGTGGTGCTCCACAGTCCGGGCATACAGCCTTTTCCGACCCACTCTGCTCCTGAGATTGAGAAGGAACTACCTCCGAGAAGAAGCCCTGAAGGTACTCCTGATAGCTAGAGAGCACCCGAGCCAGAGCATCAGAACAGGAGGTCACTTCCTTTCCCTGAGCCAGACAGACCGGGCAACGGATCCCCTTCAGTTGCCTGACAATGTGTTGATGGGAGACCCCGGAACGGAGGAGAAGAGAGGTTAACCGGGATATGGCTTCCACATTAGCCCGACACACACCACCCTTACCGGTGTTCAGAAAGGTCTCTAGGGGTTTCATGTTCTCACCCAGATTCATGGTGATGTAGAGGGTTCCGCAGGCCACCCCGAACTCGGTGGTGAACCCGCGGGTAGTTCGTGGTCTGGCTTGGGGGATGACTCCAGATCCACCATCCGGTGAAGTTCCACCATTACCAAATAATCTGCTCCCAGGATCCTCCGCACCTCTCTGGTCAGGTCGGTGGCTATTCTCCTCAGATCTTCCTGAACCATCTCGGTAGAGGACTTGTTTGCTTCGGCACTGGTCACGGAAGACCGTCACCCCCTTACAACCATATTGGTATGCCAGACGGAAAATCCGATCCACATCCTCCACGGTGGCATCAGCCGGAAGGTTAATGGTCTTTGAGACCCCATTGGAGATATACTGTTGCCAGCTAGCCTGTACCAGGACGTGCTCCTCAGGGGTCACCTCAAAGGCGTCCACGAAGTAGTCCGGCTTCTCAGACTTATGATGCTCATCCAACCACTTCCTATACACCGGATCAAAGACCTGGATACTCTTCTCCACTCCCTGATCGATGTACACCCGTTTGTGAGACAGGGCAAAGACCGGCTCAATTCCGGAGGAAGTGTCACAGATCAGAGAGCAGGTTCCAGTGGGAGCAACGGTATTCCAAGTACAGTTCCGCAAGCCTTGCTTCAGGATGGCCTCAGGGGAGAGGTGTTCGTGGTCGATAAAATCACGGAGCACACCGGAATATTTGAGAACCGCATAATCTCCCTCCTGAAAAGCTGGGTAGGAACCTTCCTTCCCCGCTAGCTCCATGGATCTCCAGATGCTGAAGTCCCTCAGGGTACTGCCGAGGAACTGAATCAGATCTAGGCAATGCGGTGAACCGTAACGAACCTTCATTTTAAAGAGGAGGTGAGCAAAACCCATCACCCCCAACCCGATCGGTCGGTAACGCCTGGTCTCCCGCTCAATCTGCTTGGTGGGAAAGGAGGCCACATCAATAACCCTGTTGAGGGTGTCCACACCGAGCTTGATCAGATAGGTATACTTGTCTTTATCAAACACCCCAGAATCGGAGACCAACTTCGAGAGGTCGATATGCCCCAAATTGCAGGAGAGGTTGGGGTACATGGGGATCTCCCCACAGGGATTGGTAGCCGTGATGTAGTCCTCCCGGTAGCGATCCCGGTTTATATTCTCGAAAAAGAGTAGTCCCGGATCGCCGCTTTCCCAAGCCATCTGAACTAGGTTCTCCCACAAACCCCTAGCGTCCACCAAAGAGACCGTCTCCCTGGTCACCGGGTCACGGAGGGGAAACGACTCCCCAGAGTCCACTGCCTGCATGAACTCACTGGTTACCATCACCGAAAGGTTAAAGAAGGAGAACTTCCCTTCCTCTCTCTTACACTCGATGAACTTCTCGATATCGGGATGGTCGATGCGAAGCACCCCGATCTGTGCCGCTCGCCTCCTGCCTCCCTGCACCACCGACTGTGCAGAGACATTGAAGAGTTCCATAAAGGAGAGGGGCCCGGAAGCCACTCCCACTCCGGAATCAAGGGGCCTCCCTTCATGGGAGAGGGAGGAGAAGTCATACCCCACCCCACCACCACACTTGCTGATGATGGCCGCATCCTTCAAGGCCTCATAGATACCAAAGATGGAGTTAGGAACCGGAACCACAAAGCAGGCTGAGAGGTTGTGGTGATGGTTCCTCTGGTCGTAGATGCGCCAGTAGTCATCCAGAGACACCATTTCCGGATCTTTGTACAGGAGCTCCCGGGGCTCGACACCCATCCCAGCGTTGAACAGACAGGGGGAGTTCAGGATGAAAACCCTGGCCAGCAGAGCCTCGAAAAGACGCTCCTCAAAGTCCTTTATATCCCCCAGTTTGTAGCAGTCGTACAATACCATACCGGAGGCCAAAAACCTCGACACCCTCCGGCAGACATCCTCCCAGTCCCTCTCCCCAGGAAGGAGGTACCGGGAGGCTAGGATCTGTCTGGCATTATCACTCAAAGGCTCAACCGAAAATATTTCCCTGCGGCTATCCATGAAAAAACCTCCTATCTTACTCCTAGAACCAGGTTCTTCAGAAAGTAGTGGATCTCCAGAACCCGACGNTGAGGTTCCTGTTCNACAACGGTGCACAGATAGACAGACCTCGGCACGGTATTATAGAGAAAGGAGAGCAGGCTATCCTGCAACTCCTGATGGGGAGCATCCCAGTCCCGAACCCCATCCCGATCCACCCTCCCAAAAGGGGGGACGTGCACCAGAAGATCATATGGGACACCGGAATTCAACCTCTCCTCGAGGATCTTCAAATACTCGGTGTAGGCCTCCCCATCCTCGGGAAGACGGCACCAGAGTAACAGGTAAAGAAGGTTATCAAAGATGCTCCGGTCGGAGATCACAATACCCTCAAAATCTTTGGCCTCGTCCTCGGCCTCAATCTGTCTCCTCAGGATGTCCACTTGAAACCGGCCGTACATCCCGGAGTCCCGCAGATCCTGCAGACTGATGTTCCCGAACTGGTTCTGGTACTCCTCCAGAACCACCCTGGCAATTTCCGGGATGACATAGACCTGGTACCCTTCCCCCTCATAGTATCGCTTCAGTCCGTAGGCTAAGGTGGTCTTACCGGTACCACAAGCCCCGGTCAAAGCCACAAATGCCTCGCATCTCTTCATATCTCTCACTCCTTACCACTCCCTTCAACCGGGAAGTCCACAAAGAAGGCCGGGAAAAGACTGGAAACCATCTCGAAGATTCTACTGGCCAGTTCCCGGATCTCCGGAGAGGCCTGGGGAGCCATACGCAGTCTCAGAAAGTTCCTCAGGCTCCTCAGATTGAAGGTCACCACGATGCTGGTGGTGATCGCCTGAGGGAGGAAGTAGCGAGCATCCTCCTCCGGTATACCACCCTCAACTAAGGAGTTATATAGTTTAGTAGCCACCAATAAAAAGTTCTTTACGGTTCCCAGCTCTTTCTCCTCCAGACCGGAGAGACTATCCGGAAGGATGAAGGAGGGACTCTTCACCATCCTACGGTGGGAAAGTTGTGAGTAGGAGGCCATCCGGTGTCGCACCAACTGGTGAGAGGCCACCCGGGAAATCCCCTGGATGTAAAAGGTAAAACTGACATGCTCCAGAACACTCTCATGACCTNCCCTGATGAGTCGCTCTATGAACCGTTCCTTCTCCTCCCTTGATACTCCCTCCACCACCNGACNAAAGGATAGGTGGTCATNNGCACAGGCTTTACCGGCAAAATAAATTACACTGTAGGGATCATCGGTGTAACGAATCAACTCAACGTTCATGAGCAGACCTCCAAGCTAAATCCAAAATCTTTTCCTGCATCTCCACAGTACAGATGCCTGCCCACTCCGCCTCCCTGAACTTCCGTTCATACAGGGAGGCCAAATCCCCCTGTAGGGAGTACCATCCTCCGGACTTCTGAGCCAGACCCAAACCCACCACCAGATCCAGGAGGTTGGCCATCCTGTCCACCCCATTCTGGAAATTGATGATGAACCTGGCTTCACGGAAAGGGGGAGCAAGCTTGTTCTTCTCCACCTCGGCCACACAGGAGATCCCTGTCCTGACCCCATCATCCTCCACAAATCCCTCCCTCTTTACCCGGATGATCAGAGAAGCATAGAACTTGATGGCCCTTCCACCCGGCATCAGCTCCTTCGGCCCGTAAAAGTTACCCACGTTCTCCCGGATCTGGTTCACCAGCACCAGCACCACATCCTGGGTGGCAATAAGCCGGATCAACTTCCGCAGCGAGGAGGAAAGAACCTTGGCCTGCTGACCGGGCTGNAGNTCATAGAAGTGATCCTTCTTATCCATCTCCACCTTCGAGGGAGTCGCCGCCAGGGAGTCCCAGACCACCACCAGAGGGAGATCCTCGTATTTCCCCCGAATCTCCTTCACCAACTTCTCCACCGCCACAAAGGTCTCTTCCACAGTGGAGGGATGGAGGAGGAGAAGAGAAGAACCCCGGATCCCAATCCTATCGGCCCTCTCCAGGTCGAAGGCATACTCCGTATCGATGAGCACCCCCAGACCGCCAACCCTCTGGGCCTCAGCCAGGACATGATAGGCCAGAGTACTCTTTCCGTGACCCTCACTCCCGTAAAGGAGGGTGACCCTCCCCGAAGGGATACCAGGCTTCCCGATGGCCAAATCCAGGGTGGGAACCTGGGTGGAAACGTAGTACCGTGGAGCACACTCGGCAAGCTCCTCGGGGAGCTGAATCAGGTCTTCATCGATCTCTCTGATGCTCTTGATAACCTGTTTGACAAAGCTCTCGTCCACAGCAATCTCCCATCTGGGATGCCTTGCTCGCGCTCCAAGGGCTCCATCCGGAACCCCGATACGAGCAAGGTCTTACTCCCAAAAGTTACCTACTCGATCAATTTCTCCAAGAAATCGGAAGGATCGAAATCCGATCCTTCTACAGGAACAGCCTCACTTGCTGAGTTCGGAAATTCAAAACTCAAATCGTTCTCCACGTTTCCTGAACCAAACTCTATCTCAACTCCTCTTCCTCCCACCCCAGTCGAGACAGGACTTTTCTGCTCCACCGCTTGGTTGAGAAGGCGTGAAAGCTCATCGTAAGAGAGAAGCTCTGCTACCTGGAAAAGGTTGTAGAGTTGTTTTAAGTACTGCTCCTCCACTGGCCCACGGTTCATGATAGGAAGAACCGAGTACCTGCGCATGTGCCGGGCAGTCCCACTCTGGGTTCTACTGATCCGCAGAGGAAACCCAGTCTTGTAGTGCGTGAAGTCCCCGAAATTCTTGGTATCCCGCAGGATGGGCAGAAATTCATCATATACCATCCGTGGATACATCAACACCTTGACCCCATCATCCTTGTGGTTCAGATCCAGGACGTTGGAGAGGTAGCGCTGTTTGGGGATAAAGTCCCGCACCAACTCCGACTCCCTGGATACCCCCTTGCTCACCATCCCATCCACGTACTCGCAGATCGGACAGGGGAGTTTGGCCATGTAGCGGGGGCAGAAGACAAACCCGATGCTTTTCCCTACCCCGTAATGAACCCAAGTGCGGTAGAAGGCAATCCGATCTTCACTCCACGGAGGGAGAAATCGAATCAGATTTTCCCCGTCACGAAGAAACATGAATCGATACTTCCCGCTCGAACCGATCTCCTTATCCACATCCAAAGCAAACGGATACTCGCTCATCGTCAATCCTCCCTTTTACTCACCAAACCATCCAGACTTCTCGTCGACCTGAGATTCACCGCATACGTCACCAGCATCTCTTTCTTTCCGTTCAACGCCTCTCGCACCGCCTGAATCCTAGAAACCAGATACTCAGTAGCAATCAACCTGGCCTTCATCTCATCATAGAGGGGATGGGCCAGAATGCTTGACCGAATCTTCCCCTCGGTAAACTTCTCCTGGTTGCTCTCGAACACCGACCGGTACATGGCGTCCAATTTGGCCTGCACCACATCCACCAGATGTTCCAGGCTGGAGAGGAGCAACTTCGCCTCGGCATAGAGTTCCAGGACGTAGTACATGTAGGACGACTGCCGCACCAGTTCCTGCTCCAGCTGTTCGGGGTGGAACTCCACATAACCCTTGAGGATGGAGCTGGTAACCCTCTTTTTCAGGGAGGCAAACTGTTCACGCCATTTCTGGTACCTCTGGTAGACCTGTGGAGTGATCCACTGGAGGTCAAANGCACTGAGTGAAACCTGATTATCGATAACATCTTTCCTCACCTCTCCCTTATCTGTGTCTATTCCAGAAAGACCATCAACAAATTCCATATCAATCAAAGTCATACCAAAAACCTCCGATGAAAACTTAAACTCACTTTGTTACAAACTCCTTAGCTAAATTATACACAAAAAACCCAGAATGTCAATACCAGATAAACAAATTTTTCCTAAAAATTTTTACTTAACAGGCTCTTTTTTAGAAAATCCGAGGAAACGGGCAATCTCGTCCTTGTAGGTTTCCAGGTAGTGCACTGTCAGCTCGTCAACCATATCACAGACTTTCTGATTCAAAAGGAGAGCCAGAAAGTGGATGGCCTCATAGGTGTGGGCGCGAATGGTCAACGTCCGGTAGAGCTTCATCCCCAACTCCACCGGAGGCTTCCTCTTCAGGGGGATCTTCGGAGGAGCCACCGAGACATGCTCATCCAGATCCACATCCTTCCGGACTTCCAGCAACTCACCAGGGGGAACCACAATCTCGAAGTACCGGGGATCCAAACGACGACTGGCCTCGTAGAGGTCTTTAAAGGTGACCCGCCGTGGTCTATCTCCGGGATTTCCTGGCATTCCTACCCACCCCCACTCCTTGGTGATAGAGGTCAATCGCCTGACGAACCGTATCGTCGGTGATCTTACGCTCCTCTTTATCCAGAGCAACCTGCANAACNTTTGAACAGATGAGCACCGCATACCTGGGAATACCCAGACTGTGCAGAAAAATCTCCTCCACCTGGGAATCGGTGAACATGGGCTCCTCCACCCCAGCCAGGCGAAGGCGGAAGCGAATCATGTTTTTCGTGTCCTGAAAGTCGAAGGGAGAAAGAGAGGTAGCGAAGACTAGACGATCCCGAAAAGCGGGGACCTTGTCCATCTTCTTGAAGACCTCCTCACTCCCGAACATAATGAACTGGAGCATCTTCGATGTGGGCGTCTCCATGTTGCTCATCACCCGAAAGGCCTTCATGACATTCACGGGAGCTTCCTGAAGCTCATCCACAAGAATCACCGTGCGGATCCCCTTCTCCACCCTCTCCATGAGGAGGTTCTTGAGGAGTTGTTCGTTATGGGTCATGTTCCGGTAAGGGTTTCCCCCCATCACATCAATGACCCTCCGGTAGGTGTCGGTGAAGGAGGAGATGGCTCCGGCACTCTCGATGAAGAACACGTCCCAGTTCGGACGGATCTCCGGAAGGATCTGCCACATGTAGTGGGCCAGAGAGGTTTTACCCAGTCCCATGGATCCCCAGATGGCCGCAAAGCCACTTCCCGAATCAACACTATACACTGCCCGCCGGTAGGCAATCCGATACTGATCGGTGAAGTAGAGATACCTAGGGCTGGGAGAGGCATGAAAGGGATACTCCACGAAACCAAAGAAATCACAACACCTCGTGTAGAAATCCTTCTTTTCTGGCTCCACACTAGCGAAACCCAACTTTCAGACACCCCCTTCCAGAATTTTTCTTCCGAACTGAGAACTTCCTGTTAAAATTCTATCACCAAAAGCGATGAAAGTCAACATTTTAAGGCAAATAAACTTGAAAAAATGTCGCTTTAGTGTTAAAATTGTCTACAGGAGGTGATTAGCATCTACAAAGTGACCATATTTGTCAACAATGTCACNAGTAGGATTGGATTTCCTACCCAATCCAANAAAGGTGTACAGGACTACATAGAGAACCAACTCATGCAGGAGTTGTCCTTCAAGCAGAAGGGCTACCAGTACACCTCAGCCTACCGATCTGGTAAATGGGACGGTCGCACCTATCTCTACAACCCCCACTACCACACCTTCCCCACCGGACTCCTCCAAAGGGTGATCCATACCCTCCAGATCAACCAGGTGCAGATGCAGGTGGAAGACCAAAGGACTAGACCCATCGATATGGAGGAAGCGCTGGAAAGGTGGAAGAACCTATCCCTCCATGGGATCACCCTTCGGGACTACCAGAGGGAGGCCATCCTCTCCGCCATCACCGAGGAGAGGGGTATCCTGGACATGAGCACCGGGTCGGGTAAAACTGAAGTGGCCGCCGGAATCATTGCCACCCTCCAAGTGAAGACCCTCTTCATCGTCCACCTGCGGACCCTCCTCTTCCAATCGGCCAAGCGGATATCGGAAAGGTTGGGTTGTAGGGTAGCCGTATTCGGGAGTGGTTCCTATCAATGGGGAGACATCACGGTGGCCTCCATCCAATCCCTCTACCGCAACCTGGAGAACCTCCTCCCCCATCTCAAAGAGGTACAACTGGTGATCGTCGATGAAGCCCACCACATCTCGAACAACACCTACTTCAAGGTTCTGAAGAATACCGGTGCCTACTACCGATTCGGACTCTCCGGCACTCCCCTGGATCGTTCCGATTGCTCTTCCCTCATCACCGTGGGGCTGCTCGGAGAAGTGATCCACAAGACCACCTCTTCCGAACTCATCCGCAGAGACCTCCTCACCAAGCCAACCATCATCTTCATCCCCATATCCGAAGAGGATGCCTTCCCACAGGGAAACGAAAACTACTTCGAGTGGAGGGAGGTGTACGAGGCCGGAATCGTGTACAATAACTACCGGAATACGGCAATCGCCAGAATCGTCCAGAAACTCCTCCAGAAGGGGAAAAAGCACATCCTGGTGTTTGTCAAGGAAGTCAGACATGGAGAGTGCCTTGAGAACCTCTTTCGGGAATACGGCCTCCATGCTCCCCTCCTCTGGAGTACCACCAGCAAGTTCGAACTCTCCCAAAAACTAGAGCGGTTCCGGAAGGGGGAGATTTCGGTGCTCATCTCTTCACCAATTTTTGATGAAGGCATCGACATCCCGGAGGTGGATGCCATAGTCCTGGCCGGAGGTGGAGAGAGCACCATCAAGACCATCCAGCGGATCGGAAGAGGGGTCAGGAAAAGCCACAACAAGCAGAACCTGGTAGTCATCGATTTCTTCGATCAGCACCACTACATCCTAAAGCGCCACTCCCAGTCCAGAATAAAGGCCTGCAAAAGAGAAAAGGAATTCCAGGTCATCGATCCTCAGGAGGAAAGCCATGAACGAAGAAGAACGGTATCAGAACCTGTTTGAAGATGTGCTCCTCTCCAAGGAGGAGGTCTCCAAGATCTTCCGCCTCAGCAAGGCGCAGATCTCGGCTATGATGCGCCGAGGAGAAATTCCCTACTACAAGATCGGGAGGAAAGTCCTCTTCTCCCTCAAGGAACTCAAAGAGTGGTTCCGGAAGCACCGCCGGGGATAGACAGGCGGTGCTCTCTCTTTTTCCCTTTTCACGTTAACGTTAACGGAGCGGAATTAACTCAAAACCTCTCAGAGAATTTCGTTAACCAAAATTCCACCAAAAGTTAACGGCGGGTTTTTCACCTAAAACACCAGAGGGAAAAACTCCCCC